CACTATTTGGTATAATAAACTCACCACTTACTGATCCACCAGCATCTGTAACTAAATTTCCACCTAATGATCCACCTGTTGGTTTACAATGGTCTGTAACTAATGTATCATCAAAGTATGGGAATACTCTTGTAGCAGGTCTCATACCTCTTGCAGTAAATTCTATTCTTCTTGATCTAAGATAAGGAATGATATCTACATCAACTACTCTATTACCTAATGTTTCTTTATTAACAAAAGGTTTTGCTTTAATTTTAATACCTGTTCTTGTTTGTCTATTTTCAACTGTTTCATTAACAAACAATGCTTTATTTTCATAAGTATCAATCTGAGTTCTACCACCACTTAATGCTGTTGACTCTGTATAATCACCATAATCTTCTAACATGTATTCTTCTGATGTAACTGATCCAGCTACAATATTATTCCAATCATTCCAATGAGTACCCCATGCATCTGATAATGCAACCCAGTTATCATAATTTCCTTCATGGTTAATAATTAAATCTGGTTTAGTTGTTGTATCAACCCAATTATCAAAATCTGGTGTTAATTCTAATTTACCAATAAAGTCACTAAACTCTGCACTAGATATTCTAAATTCTGTTGATTTAAATGGTTGATCTACTAAGTCATTATGGTCATAATCTATTGTTGCTAAAGCACCAACATCTAATCTTGTAACTGTTGTTACAGTTGCTGTTAAACCTGAAGTTGCTCCAGTAACAGTTTCTCCTACTACAAAACCTGATCCTGTTTCATTTTCAAGTAATAATAAGTCAGCATTTGCAGAAGTGTTATATTTTATTCTACCTGTTGTTCCACTAGTTGAACCAGATACTGTTTCGTTAAATGTTATATCAGTTGTGTTAGCACCAGTAAAGTTAACCTTCAAGAATACATCTCTTGGTCTTCTTATTACATTGCTTGTTCCAACTGTATTAGCAATCATTGCAATCTCTTCAATTGCAAATGAAGGTCTTAGTAATGATTGATCTGGATCTATTGCAGCTTTGTAATCTGGATTAATTACTTCGCCAACACCATGACCAGTAAAGTTATCTACTAAGATACCATTCTTAAATCTATCTAAACCTGCTGTATCTAAAATTTGTAGTTGTTGTGCATCTTTTTCTAACAATGATAAAGAAGTATAATATTCTAATCTATTAACTCTTTCTGCCAATTGGCCAATATCTCTCATTGTAAATCTTCTATTATCAACTGGTCTAATACTTACAGCCAAGTCTTCTCTTTCATTTACTTTACCTACAAAAGGTGATACTGAAGGATAAGGAGGTATAGTTATAAATGCTAATGTCATTACATCAGATGCTGCCATTGGAGGTATCTTCTTATCACTAGCTATACCTGTTTTGATTGTTAATCTACCTTCTTCGTCTAATATTAATCGATCTGTTCTTCCAAGATAAATTTGTAAATCTTTAGATATTTGTTTACCTGTTAGCGGTAAGAACTGACCATCACCAGTAGTTGTAAATGTACTTGAATTAGCTGGATTAATTGGTGAAGACGATATAGTAGTTGTTGGATTAGCTGTATTAGCTTTATTTGGTCTTAGATCTATACTATTTCTTAAATTATACTCATCACCTGTTTGTGGATTAATATAAGTTGGAATCTGAAATGTTTTGATACTTGTTAATGAATTTGTTCCTTTATCATCATCTACAGGATAACTATCTACACTAAAGTATCCTTGACCTAATGATGAACTATGTTTAAAGTGATCAAAATTTACAAGTAGTTGTCCTGTTGGAGCTGTACCTGTTGACTTTAATCTAATTTGTGCTATATCATAATGACCAGCTTTTTGTCCACTTTCAAAGAAATAACTTGAAGTTACATCTGTTGTTCCAGAAGTGTTAGCAACAACACTATTTGAAGTTGACATATAAATTTTTCTAATTTTAAATCCATCTGTAACACCTAATGGATATGGACCACCTGTTGATTGATTAAAGTGAGTGTTAGGATTAATTCTAACAAATACATTTGCTGATAATGTCTTAGCAGCTTCTTTTGCATTAACTTTATTAAGAGATACAATTGCTCTAGCAGTCAATGAAGTATCAAAACTTTCTTTTAAATCTAATGTTGCAGATGTTGTCGATCCAATTACAACTGATCTAGTTGCTCCAACTCCTGTTGTTCCAGTCATGGACATATCAACTATTTGACCACTTTCAATAACTTTAGCTATTGCATTACCACTTGCAACATTCTGAGCTGCAGTTGGTGTTGTTACTAATGTCATAGCTGTGTTGCTTGAGATTGAATTAACTGTATGAATATGAGTTGGTCCTAATCTTACTCTGTCACCAATTTTTAATAGATCAAACTTTGTTCCTGTTCCTGTAACAGCAGTTGTTGTGCTGTTTGCTAAGACTGTTCCTAATTGTGTACTGAATACTTGATTCTTAGCAATAATAGTAAGTAGTTCATCTTTTTGAGAAGCACTTAGTGTACCTGTAGTTGTAAACTGATGACTTGAGTCACCTGTCGCTAATGAAGCAGTACCATCAGTAGAAATTGTTATATCAAAACCTTTTTTAAATGTAAATAATGTTTCAACACTATTAGATCCATCTCTAATAGTTTTTATACCTTTAAATGGTAATCCATAAACCAATGTGTTAAATGTTGGTTCATTTAAGACTGCACTACCACCATAAGTTGAGTTAGCGTTTTCTAATACTGTATCTGCTAAGAAATTTTTGCTTGATCCTGACACTGCATTTGCAATGAATACTGATTTAACATTAGCAAATTGTTTACCTGATGAAGTTAGGTTAATGTTATCAATATATAATCTGAATACACCACCAGCTACATCTGTGTTTCCTTGTTCATGTTTTATTGTTCTTAATGTTGCAGTACCTAATTCTGAACCTGGAGCTGCTGTTGCATCATATGTTTTACTTGTGTGTGATGTACCAGTTGCACTTCTTAAACTTAATGTTGGTAGTTTAGTTGGATCAAAGTTACCAGATACTTCTTTTACTTTTACATACTTACCATAGTTAGGTGTAGTAGTTACAGATTCAAATACTTGTGTGTTTGTTCCTTTGTTTACATCTATGTAAATTGTATCTAAGTTTTCATAATCGTATTCAAAACCTTTAACAAACGCATGACCACCTTCAATACCAACACTTAATACATTGGCTTGTCCACCATTACCAGACGTTTTTAATCCTAAGTTTGTTCCATCAATTAAATTTTCTCTTATATTAAATTTAAATGGTCTTGTAGTATAGTGACCACTTTCTTTAAATGTTCTTCTTGCAAGTTCATTAGCTAAGTCAGCATATAATGGTTGTTTAGCTTCTTCAAACTTCTGTCCTTCATCAAGACTGAATAATGAAAAGAAGTTATTTGTTGCTGGTGCATCACCAGTTACATTTAATGGAATAGAAGATAATTCTGTTGTTAATTTTAATCTGTTAGCACCTGGAGCTGTATAGTTATAAGCACCTTGAGCTGGATCTAATAATGTTGTATCTGTATTACTTGTTACAATACTTTCATTTACTTTAAAACCAACTATTCTACTTGGTTGTTGACTATATCTTCCAATAACAATACCAGCATTAGCGTGTCTAATAAATTGTCCTTTGGCATAAACTATTGCATCACTTAATGCAAAGTAAACACCATTACCTGTTGGTGTATTAGCTGAACTTAAAACTGTTGCATTTGTATAAGTTGAATTGGATCCACCTGCAAAAGTTAAAACTTCACTAGCGTTAAAAACTTTAGATGTTTTACTTGTTCCTGAACCTGTATACTTAATGTATAATGTATTTGTATTAGCAGCTGTCTGTGCACCAGTCAATACATCAATAATCTCACCAGTAACTCCAGTTGTTGCTCCAGTAATAGTCTTACCAACTAATGTTGACATAACAATTGTATTGTTACCATTATCTTTGTCTGTGATCTTTACAAAAGGAATATTTGTATTAAATGTTTTAGCTCCACCATGTATTATTGTACCTTCAGTAAATACATGCGAACCAAATCTACTAGTCTGTTTTTGTAACAGAGTTTGTATTTGAGTTAATTCTCTAGCTTGAACTGCTAGACCTGGACGAAATAATATTTGATGAAAATTACTTTCTTCATTAAAATCGTCATAATATGGATCAACATTAAGATCTGTTGAAATCGCTACTGTGTTTGAAACATCTGATGAATATGCCATAAATTATCCTAAAAACTAAATATTACCTTAAAATTCTCAATTTGATCTACCGATCTAGTTAATTTCAAAATATTCTCTGTATATAATACATTACCTTTATAAAAAGTCAAGCCTGAATTCGAAGCAGGATTAATTGTTGCTGTCTTACTCGAAACCGATCCTGTTATAGTTTCATTATTCTGAAATCTTCCTGTTATATTTATCACTCTAAGCGTGCCTGCTGAATTTGCAGCATTAGTATTTGAGAAACTAACTACATTACCTGTAGCACCACTTGTACCACCAGTAATCAACTCATCTGCAGAAAAGTCTCCAGTTGCTCCACTCAAAGTTAATCTTGTTGTCATATCAAAGTTACCAGTGTTAGCTGCAGCACCTGTACTTCTTTCAATTGGATCTGCTATGATACCAAAAGTTCTTATATCATTCTCTTGTGGAATTGTATTTGCTTCGTTACCACTTATCTCTGTTGCAACCATTACATAACTACCACCTAACTCTTCTCTTGCATTCTTTCCATGTCCACCTCTAGGACCAATATAAGGTACACCAGTTGCTCCTGATCCAAAACTTGTATTTGCTGATATAGTAACAGTTGCATTTGTATATCCTGAACCTGTACTAATTATGTTAATATAATTAACTGCACTACCTCCAGTAGCTACATTTGAATATGCAGCAGCACCAGTACCATCTCCTGATATTGCAACCTTTGGACTTACAATATAAGTTGAAGAAGTATTAGGTGTAGTTGAAAATGCTGTGTTCACTGTAACTGTTCTAGTCGCACCTGTGTATGACGTTATTTCTCTGATTAAACCAGCAGCTTTACCTCCATCAATGTATAATGTACTTCCAATATAAACACTATCATTTGCACTTCCTGTAGTTGCAATTCTCATTGATGTTGCGTTAGTAACTGCTTGAAAGGATCCATTATTAGTTAAGTATCCTGATCCACCTGCAGATACATCTATAACATCTATTGCTCCTTCAACAGCTGCATCTTGAACTGCAAACTGACCTGAACTATCATCTGATGTTATAACCTTTACAGGAATATAAGCTGATGTGACAAACTTACCAACGTCAGCAGTACTTACTGTAAACATATATTTCCATTGGTATCCATCTGATGTTGAAGTAACACCAGTACTTGTACCTGTTGGTTCTACAGTTGAGTTTGCACCTTTATTATTAAAGATACATTTGTATACATTTCTGTCAGAAGTGTAGACATAAAAAGCACTATTATGTAAAGTAGAGTTTAAAGTTGTATTAGTATATTCTGCATACAAATTATTGTTTGCCCAGTTTCTTCTCACTAATGCATAAGTTACATCTGTCTCTTGAATTTTCTTTGCTGCTAACATTTGTTTATAAATGTTATAGTCTTGTTTTTGAACTGTATCTGTTGGAGTTGATGCTACTGAGTCATTAGCATAAGGACCAGTTCTACCAATAAACATATAAAGTCTTGAAGGCGCTGCTTCACTAAACGACTCTTTGAATTGGTCAGCTATATGATATGACAGCCTCTTAGTTGAAGTAGCTGGCATTAGATTGCTCCAGTGTCTTTAATATTAACGTTTCCTGCCATTGCACTATGACTTGAACAGTAGTAGTTATATGAATTCCTTGATGATGATATAATGTCATGTGGTATCTGCCAATATAATACTCCTGATGTTTTGTTTTGAGCACTTGCTCCTGTAGCTATTGTACCATCAGTTGCAACATGGATCAACGTATTTGAAAAATTACTTGTACCAGATGCACCACTTCTAATATTAAATGGGTGTGATCCACCTAAACCATTTAAGTCAAATGCTATTGTACATTCATTTCTAACTGTTAATTCAGGATTATTAAATGCTGCACCACCTTTTCCAAAACCCATATTAGAAACAATATAAGCACTTGAACCATTTGCAGATATGTCATATGTTACAGCTGCACCATAGTTAGGTACTGTTGAATAACTTTTACCACTACTAAATATTGAGAACACGTTAGCAACTTGAGCTCTATCACTAGCTAATAATCTTATAGCTGTATTTGTACCTGTTAGATTTGTATTGACTAATGTTACTCTTGCTGTTTGGGTTGCGATAGCTGAATTTGTATTTCCTAATGCAGCTAAAGAACCAACATTAGCTACTTGAGCTCTATCACTAATTAATAATCTTACAGCTGTGTTTGTTCCTGTTAAGTTTGTGTTAAGTAATGCTACTCTTGAATTTGTGTTTCCTAATGCAGCTAAAGAAGCTACGTTTGCTACTTCAGCTCTTTTTGCTATTGCACTATTTGTATTAGCTAGTGCAGCTAATGTTACAACATTTGCAACTTGTGCTCTTGCTGCTATTGCTGAGTTAGTGTTTGCTAGTGCAGCTAAAGATGCTACATTTGCAACTAATGCATAAGTATTTAATCTTGTTGTTATTTGTGTATTAGATTGGTATGAAGATATAAGATAAGCATTGGAAGCTAAAGTTCCAGTGTTTGCTGCTATAGTTGTTCCATTACCTAAAGCGTTATATAATTCTGTAAAGTTATCATTTACCTTATCACCACCTGATCTAATACTGTCACCAGTACCGTCATTAGCAGATGATCCTAAATCAACCGTTTGTTTAGCCATTACTTACTCCTAACATATAGTCCAAACCAAGCAGCACCAGCTCCGACTATAATTGAAACTAAACCAGCTTGTTGATTTGTCGGAACTTCTAATGCCATAAACCATTGTACAACATCATAAAACATCCAAATGTAAACGGTAATGAATAATCTTGGAAATAATCTTAACTTATCTAATGTTTCTGTAAACTTGTCCATTTCTATTCCTTGTTCTATTTATATTAAAAAGCATCAAATGTGGTATTACTAGAATCAAATGTAAGTGCAATAGAGTCAAATGTAAATGCACTTGTCTTAGTTGAAACATTACTTGCAACTGATGTTCCAACAGATACATTACTTGATTGTTGGTATTCACCAAACATTTTTGTACCAGCTGGATGTAATAAATTATTAACAAATTGTTTATATTTTTGTAATGCTGTTTCTGATCTAATTACATAACTATAAACTTGATAAAAAAAGTTATCTTGTAATCTGTTATTCCATGATAAGAAACCTTTTGTATCTGTATACTTACCTTCGTATGATTTTAATCCAGTAATAGAAGGTAATCCTGTAGCATTCGCAACTGGTGTTCTTGTATTATTAACAATACTTAAATCTTCATATTTGTTAAAACTTAATCCACCATCAGTGACTGTAGTTGATTTTAATGCTCCATCTACATGAGTTGCAGTTATGATTGCATTGTTTCCTTTAAATGTAAGTGGTCTATCTGGATCAACTAATCTTAGTTCTGCAACAGCTGGATTTCTAACTGATATGTTTGGAATATTAACATAATTATATCCATAACTTGTTGTGTATACACTATTGATTGTTCCAACTGTTGTATTTACAAATGCTAGTGCACTTCCTAACTTACTGTTTACATTCGCTACTGCTAAGTTAGCACTTAATGATCTTGCATTAGCACCTAATCTTGGAAATGCAGTATTTGTATTTGAGTTTGTTGTACTTCCAGTTACATTTAACGGAACATTAGCAACAGCTGATATATCATCACTATCAATTAATAAAACTTCTGTATTACTTAATGTATCAACATAGAAAGAAGCACCTGTTCCATTATCATCAGCTGTTACTGCTACAATATTATTTCCTATTGTATAACCTTTACCTCCATGTGTAACAGAAAATTGTATTGCACTAAAGTTATCTGTTTCGGCAACAGTAGCTGTACCATCTCTTGTTGAAGTTGGTGTAGATAATGTTAAACTATCTCCAATAACATAACCAGCACCTTTATCAGATAAAGTTATACCTGTTATAGCACCAGTAATATTATAGATTGTTGCGTTAACTGTATTACCACTATTTCTTACTAATTCTAAATCTTGGAAGTCACCACTAATACCTGACAAGAATAATTCTTGCACAATAAATCCAGATTCAGTTGTTCTGTTAATTCTTTCTACTTTTGCTGTAGCACCACTACTCAAACCAGTAATGTTTGTTCCTAAAAGCAAAGATGTATTACCTAATGCTGGATCTCCAACTCTAATACTATTTTCTTTTACAAACCTACCATCAGATGCTCTTAATATACTTTCACCTGGATCATATATTTCTATCTCTTGATTGTATAACGCTCTGAATAATAATTTGTAACTTTTTTCGGATCCTCTTGAAGTATATAAATCTTTTGCTCTTTTAAGTAAGAAATGAGTATTAGCTTGAGTTACTCTTGGTATGTCTGGGATTATTTCTCTTCTTAAATATTCAGCATACTTATCAATAGAAGTATCAATATCTTGATAGTTTAAAAGATTTCTTGAAGCATCAATTGCGTTAGTTCCTTGCTCCAAAAATTCATAATAACCTTCTACAAATGCTCTGAATAATGGTGCATCATTTCTTATAAAATCAGGTACTTGTTGGCCTATCTGATCAGATATTTTATTATTTACAGCCATTAGTACACCAGATTAGTTACACCGCCTGTTGATCCTGTCGATAAGATTGAACTAGTTTCGCTTGTGATTGTTTCAGTTGTTCCTGCAGTAGTTACATTAGAAACACTTGACTCTACAGCACCAGTTGAATCGTTGACAACATCTATTGCAGCTTTTGAGATTAATAAAATCATGTTTCTAGCTGGACTTACATCATTAATAGCTGGTTTACAACTTACTTCAATTGTATCTGAACTTGTTATTACTACACTCTTAATAACAACTAAACCTGAACTATAATTAACTGTTCCAGCTGATGTATTTAAATATGTTTTATTATTTTGAGAATCTAGATAATAAATTCTTAAAATACCATTACCATCATCATCTAAGAAACACGTTTGATTTTGAAATGTAAATGATGTACTTGCTACTGCCCCATAATGTCCAGCATGTGGATTACTTATTCCATTGTTAAATGCCACACTGTATGATGTTGTAACATTTTGATTAGGAGTAAATCTTTTCATCATTCTGTATGTTATATTTGCTCCTACAATACTTGTATCACTTGATGTAACTTTAGCTAAGAAATCACTTTCTCTAAATTTTCTATCAAATAAACTTAAATCTGTTGTTTCATATTCAAGAACTTGTGCAGCAACTAAATCAGATATAGCACTTGCTGTTTTTGAAGTTTGAGCAACATTATATCTTGTTGTAATAGTTGGTACAACATAAAGAAATGTTGCATCTACAAATGTAGGTGCAATTGTAACTACATTTTTACTTTGAAGTAGAGTAACTAATTCTGCTTTTCTTTGATCTGATAGTAAATTACCACCTGTTGGTTTTGCAGCTATATAAACTTTACCATATATTGGTGGATCGTTATCTTCACCACCCCAAACACTTACTGCTTGTATATCAGGAGCTTCAGCTAATATAGTTCTTGAATAATCATTTTTTATTACAGCTCTATTTTGTCTTTGAAAACTTTTTGGTGCATTAAATTTTATACTTGGAACTGATTCTGAATTAGCTCCTCCAGATGCAGAGTTTGCAACTGCAACTGTAAATGAAGCCTGACCACCTAATGCAGCAGGAGCAACAAAATTATTGGCACCGTTTGTTGTTGATCCATTTACAACTCTATAATTTGCTACAACAATATTCCCATCATCTAATGCTTTACCTAATACATTATCTCCAAATAATAATTCATATTTTCCATCTTCATTTTCTTGAACAAAATAAACTTGAGTGTTTGCTTGTACGTCTACTATATTAGATGCTTCAGTAAATGTTCTTAATGAAGTATTTGAACCACCAGTTTGTATTTGAACTTTTATAGATGTCGTATCTATACTAGGATTACTTAAAATAAATCTTTGACTTGAAGATGATGTATCTCTTACAAACCTTTCTTGTAAAGGTTCACCTTCTTTAATTACTACAGTATTGCTTGTATATCCAGTGGATTGAAGTAGTACATATGATTCTGGTGTTGTAAACTTGTATTGAATTCCATCTATAGTTGAAGTAAACAATGTATTAGCTGCAATTGTTACACTTGTAACATTTGTAGAAGGTGTTATTGTAACATCTAATACTGCTGATGAACCTCTTGCAGATGTAGGTGTATATCCTAACATTTTTGCTCTGGCAACAACATTATTCCTAATTTGTGCGCTATCAAGAAACATTTCATTACCTACCATATTAGTATACACAGCATTATAATATGTATTATATGCTAACAAATCTATAAGATTTGATAAAGCACTACCTTCAAAATCATAATCAGTGAATTGTGGCTTTCCTCTGAGAAAAGTTTTCAAGTTAGATTTGATGGTATTAAAATTTAAATCTGTAACTCTAATTGTACTGTTTGCAGCTGCCATTATCTAACCTTTTCTAATATAAGGTTTAGTGTTGTAGGTTCAGTTGCGTTTATAGCTCTGAATGTAATTGTAACATTTACTGAATTTTGATCTGGTTTAACATCTGCTATTACATCTATTAATTCAGCTCTAGGCTCGTATTCTCCTATAACTTCTTCTATATTCTCAACAATTTCCTCTTCAGTAAATCCGTCATCAGCTGGTTCAAAAAGTCTGTTCCTAATATCGCATCCTAAAAATGGTTGATATGGTCTTTCACCTTTATTTGTTAATACTAGGTTTTTAACTGATCGTACTATAGCATCATCATTTGTTAATACATTTAATTTTCTAGTAACTGGATGTATATCAAATAAAGTATCAAAATCTTTGTATACAACTTGATTTATAGTTGGAAACTGTGGCATTTATTATCCTTAATTATTTTTCATATCTTGGATTTCTTTGCGTCTATCTTTACATAGTTTCGAAATCTCACTCAACGCTTTTCGAGCTCTAGTACCAGCGCTTTTATTTCCTGATACAGCCTTTTCATTCTCATTAGTATAAGTATTAAAAAGACTTACTAAAGTTTCATGTATATCCATAATTATCTCCTTTTACATTATTTATGCGTTTAACCAGCAAATACGTTATCAGAACCTTCAGCAACTGAAGTACAAGATGAAATTGCATCTCCTATACGACCACATCCTTTACCATTGATAAAAACAGTGGTGGATCCAGTTGCTATTGGTCTTGCATGTGAAGGACAAGGTAATCCTGGTAATAA